TTTCCTTCGTTAGTATATTTAGTAATTTTATCTTTTCTAGTTTTATCTACATATACATTTTTCCTTCTAAAAGGTCTACCATCTTTATAAAACATTTCGAAGACTATTTCATTTCCGGAAAAGTTAGACGAGAGGAAATCTACGTCTGTAAATTTCCTCTTCTGTCTAAGTTTTTTAAATTCTTCTCCGTCAACTCTTCGCATTTTCATTATAGTTTTTCTATTACTTCCAGTTGGCAGTTCAAAAGTTATATTGTTTTCTATTATATCATCAAGAATCTATTTTACATTTTCAGCAAATATATTCTTGATTAATGTAATTTTATCTTCATAACCATGCTCTCTACATTGTTTAGTAGTTAGTCCAACTTTTTTAGTATCGAAATTATAGAAAATTTCATTAAGATTAAATCCACAACCTGTAGCGAAATTCATTTACTAAATTTTAAACTCTTATTATATATTTTTCTATTCCAACTAGTTTTAGCATCTAATATGTCATTCATTTCATTTTGATTTACATATCTACTAACTCTAGCTGCATCACATAATTTGTTCCATTCATTTTGTAATAATTGAGCTTGTTGTAATAACTCTCTATTATTAGTTTGTAAATACTATTTGTATTTTTGAGTATATGCAACATATGTTGCTATTGCATCAACTTCTTTATCAGTTAATTCAGGAAGTCCTTCATCATCTAAAATAACTCCCCTATATAATATATTTATTCTTCCACTATATCCAGAATTAATATATAAAGTATCTCCTACTCTTTCGTATTTGACTAGTCTTCCAGACATATATAATGGATTATTAAAAGCCTTTCTGCTTTCTATATATCCTTCAGTATATGCTGAATTTATGTCGCCATTAGGTTTAATATTATCTGTGTAATTCCAGTCTTCAAAGTTATAAGTAACGGCTTCAATAAGGTCACAATTGCAGGGTAATTCAACAGACCTATCTCCATCACAGCTAATATTAGCGCAGTATCGATAAGTACGAACCCGCTTATTACCGATTCGTTCCCATGCAATAAGTCCTATTTCGTCAAATTCGTCTTCTTCTAAGTCTAGCCCATATAACAAATGCGCTTGATACATTGCAGCATGAAAATTCTACATAATTATCCAGGTTGATACGCCTAATCATTTGGTAAATTAGGTGGAGCAAGTTGACGATAATATCTAATCTTCTTTTCAGTTAAACGTTTCTTTATTTCAGCATTTAAAAATGAGAAATTGTCATCAGATAATTCTTGACAACAACCATATTGTTCGAGCTATCTAGGATCTTTAAATACAGCAACTATAGATATTTGTTTCATTAATGGAGCATTAAATAAGAAACAATCTAACATTCCGTTTTCATTTGGAGCAATATCTATATAAACATATGGTTTATTTTTTCCTCTTTTTCTATACTTTCTAAAATAATTAAACGCGTTTACAGATGTATAATAAATGAAAGGCGTTTGTCTATCAGTTGTACCTAAATATACTATTGGAGTAAATCCATAGTCTAACATAAGCTAAGGTATTTCAAAGTGAGCAACCGGTTGAGAGCAATAATCATTTCCTTTACAAACACTACACCTGTCTAAATCTTTACAATCAATGTCTATACAATTTATAGCTAATACTAAATCACTAAGAGGAATTATTCCTTTTAATGTATATTCTTTTATTAACTAAAGACGTTCATCAACTATATCATCTTCTAATTGTTCAAGAGACATTGACATATTATGATGATATCCACGTAATCCAGATCTTACATCATTTACTATAGCTGATGCTAATTTTCCAAAAATTTGTCCCATAATAAAAAAAGCGAAGGCGACCTTAGTCTCCTTCGCCTAATTAAAGTTAATATTTATTATCCTTCACTTGAGGCTTCTTCTATAGCTGCTGCTAATTTTGCAGAGTTAACATCTTCCTCAAGTTCCTCAAGTGTTTTAGTTGTTGTTCCGTCTACAACTGTAGTAATGGTTCCGATACTTGCTAAAGCAGTTTCCCAACTTGATACAAGATCTGATTTAACAAAAAATACATGACTTGTTAAAGCTGTAACAACATCTCCAACATGATCAAGACCTTGAACTCCAACTTTCTTGCAATAATAAATTGTATACTGATTATATGTAGCTCCTGGAACTGGAACTTCATCAGCAATAATGCCTTCCCATCTACGATTGTCTGCAGTAGGTAATCTAAGGTCTTTAATTATTTGGCGATATGTACCAAATCCACATTTACCTTTAAGCTGATTTTCATTTGAATCCTCAGCCCACGTAATCTTTGAATCAGGAGTTCCATCATCAAGGACTAATGCGTTAATTGTTACAAAATCCCCTGCATTTCCACAACATGCGTTAACAAGACCTGCTTCATTACTAAACTCTTGAAGTTCTACCATAGCGAATCTTTGATATTCGTCAGTTGCTTCAAATATAACTTTAGTTCCAGATGCAGTTACATTTATTAAAGGATATTCATAAAGCATTTGCATATATTTCTTTGCAATCTTTTCAACTTTTGTTGCAATATTTGCTTTTGTTTCTCCACTTTTTACTGTAAATTCAATAAAGAATGGCTTACCTTTAAATACGTAATCATTTGCGTAATATTCATTTGCGCTACCTTCAAGTCTGATATACATCGCAATTCGATAGAGTCCAGCTTTTGAATTATCTACTCCACTTAAATCAACTTCAACTTTTGCTAATTCTGGAGCATTGTAAGCTCTTTTGTAAATAGCCTTTACATATGGCTTTTTAAATGTAAGATGTCTTCTAACTATTAATGATTCATTATCTTCACCTACTTCAAATAATTTAATCGGATTCCCATCTACTAAAACTTTTGAAGTAAAATCTTGGTTACTATTAATAATAGTTGTTGTATTAAATTTAAACATAATTAAGTAATTTTAAATTAACCTCTTCTTGATTGTTGAGGTGCTTCCTATTGCTGAGCTGGATTTGCAATAGACTAACTTATTGGAACATGTGATTGAAGTCTTGGATCACTTGCGTTCTCCATGACAATATGTACCAGCTCATTAATTATCTCTTGAATTACATAATCAGGGAATTCCATGATTTGCGAAGTATCTTCAGTTAAATCTAACTATTCTTGTGTAATTCTAATATATTGTGGTGACTTAATATAGTCAACATAAACAGAATCTAATGTAAAGAGAGAATTATCTTTACCATATCTAATCTCAAGTCTTACGGTACTTGGATTACCGTATCTAACTTCTCCTACTTTTTCTACTGAATCAAATTTTTCGTGTTTAAGTAAAGGAACCCATTCCCAAATAACTCTTATAGCTCTGGCTTGGACATCTCCAACTACTACATTCTGATTATTAACAACATACTATAATGTTGTATTTATTTCTGTAAGTGAGTTGCTTCCATTATATATAGATTGTCCTACGGCTCCAGATAAATTTGATTGAACGTTTGTTCCTAACTATTTAACAACAGAAGAGTTCCATGTTATTTTTATTGGAGATTTCATGTCTGGATACATACCGTTTGATACAGTATTACTATATGGGACGAAATCCCCAACAGAATATCCTTCAGGAATACTATCTGTATTATCATATTGTTTTGGAGTAAAATTAATATCTCCTAATACAACATCTTTTTCAGATACCCCGTCTCCAGTAATATCTACATCTGTTACTATTCTACCTCTACCTGTTCTTCTCCAAACATTATTGTTTTCAGTAATTTCAATATTACTAAAATCTAAATATCTTGGAATACCATATTTATAGTCTGCATCGTAATGATTATTATCATCAGTATACGCATGCCCGTATCTACTTGTTATTTCAGTACTTGTTCCAGGTTCATAGAGTTTCTTTAAATGTTGAATATCAGTATTTCCTCCATCAGTAGGAATGTAAATATTTTCACTTGGAACTCTTCCAAAATTTCCTTCAAAATTTATTTTTCCTCCAGTTTTAATTCCTCCTTTTGGAGAAGATAAACTACTATTATCGCTGTTCCATGTTCCAGCATTCCATTGTGAATCGGCAGGAAAACTATTTACATTATGTATAAAGTAGTAAGGTCTCTTATAAGTAGGCCTCATATAGAAGTTATTTATAATCTATGACCACATATCCGAGGTCAATCTTTGTGCGGCAAATTGTACATATGTATTTGCATTATAACATTTAAATGGTTTATTAACTTTAAAGTTACATACACAGTTAAGTAAATGTAAATAATCAACTGGCAATGCAAATTCATATATAGCACCGTACATTGAATCTCTTACTGTAACATCGTTGATAGGACTCTTATCGTTAATTGCCCTTAATGTTACAGATGATTTTAATACTCGTAAATCATCAGTTGTCTGTTGATTTACATCGTAAATATTGTATCTCTTATTGATATACTAATTAATTGCTTTATTAAACAAATAATTAAAATCTTCAAGTAAGAGAGAAGGTGCTTGCACCTTATTCATTTCGACTAAAACCGCCTCATAAACTTGTCTGGCCGTCATGTGCTTTTAAATTTTAAAGTAAAATTACTTCTTATCTTTAGATTTTATAGGTTCATCCGAATACATTTCCGGATAAGTATCTTTTATAATTAAGTCAAGTAATTTTTTATGTTTAGGATCTTTCATCCATGTAATTACTGCTGTATCAGTAGCTCCTAAAACGATATTATCTGCATACATATAAAGTTTATCTTTAATATATATAACTTTTTTCTCTCTAGCATCTACCAATAACAATCTTAAATTAGTATCTGTACCTGTATAAAGATCTATAATTTTCTTCGGATCTTTTTCTGCAACAGATACTAAATAATCCTCTACATCAGCTGCAGGAGCATTTATCATTCTATGTCCTAGTAATTTACACTTAGTAAGCATTCCTTCTAAGCCTTGTTCATCACTGAAAATATAATCTAATGCTTGGTGAATTAACTTCTTCTTTGAAACTCTTCTCGCTGTTTCAACTCCAGGCATATCGATATATAATTCAGCAATTCCGTACCTAGGATTTTTATTATATTTATCTTGTTTTCCGTCGATTAAACTATCTCCGTTTGCATCAGTTGCATATCTACTTGGAGCAATAAGTTTACAATTTTTAATTGCCTCCCACTGAGCTTTCTGAACTTCATTACTTAAATCAAATGTAGTTCCATCTTGAACAGTAATAACTGCATTTTCAGGAATGAATTGTTTACCACTATTTCTGTCAGCATCTGACATAATCATATCACCATTTGCATCAACTCTCCTAACGCAACTAGGATATTGTTTGGTAACAGGATCTTTAACAGGATTAATCATATATTTCATTCCTACTTTTCCATAAACACTTCTTAGTACAATAACATTTTGCACAAAATCACTTTTCTTATTCATTCATATTATCATTTAAGTGTAATATAAGTAGGGAAAGAATTATAACTTTCCCTACCTTATCTTTTAATTTATCTATTAATCGTTGCCTAATCCTCTGAGGATGAAGCTTCTATATGGGTTGAACACTGCTACACCAGCATAACCCCAAATAGTTAAGTGTGAACCAGCAACAGGGCTAGAAACAACACCAGAGCTAAGTCCGTCAAATGAGCCAACACCTGCAATCTTATTTTGGATAAAGTCACCACCCTTGAGAGTAAACATACCAATAGGAGGTTGATTGCTTGTAGAATCAGATGTTAAATCTAAGCAGAGGCAATAGCCGGTATCATAGCCATATTCTCTTGAGAATGTCCTATCAACCTTGAAAGTTAATTGGTTACCTAAGTAGTTATAAGAATTGAAATGTCCACCATTTACTTCAACAGTTCCACCAGCCTTCATAGAGTACAGATATGTACCATCAGTGTGGAATTGTGCAAGATATGCACCGAGTGTATCAGTAAGTTCTTGATAGAATTTCTCATTGCAGATAAACATATATTGATTACCTGTTGGCTGTTCTGCCTTTTCGTTCATCATTGCGATGACAGTATTTAACACATTAACTGTAAGTTTGCCATAAGCATATTTGCTAGCGAATCTTTCAACTTGAGGAATAATACCATCACCAATATAAATTGGTCTACCATCAACTGGATCAACAATAGTTGATTTACCATTGACATCAATAGAAGTTCTATTGAAGAGTAAACCGTTGTTACGAGAATAGAGGAAGTTGTCAAGTAATACTTTCTCTTTCTTCTCCATCTTGTAAATAGTTTCCTTTAACTTACCATTACCTTCACCTTGTCCAATCTTAATGAAGACGTCCTCGTGTGCAGCATAAAGTGCAGAATAGGAATCATCATTACGGAAGGTTGTAATATAGTTACGATGCTTTGAAACGTTACTTTGATACTTAACGTAACCTTCTTGGTGTAACTCTGGATGAGCATTAGATTGGAATCTTGCTGTCATACCAGGTTGGCAACCAGAAACATCAAGTACTGAACTGTAATCATTATCAATAAGTCTTACAGTAACTTCCCAATAATTGTCTGCTTTACGAACTGGACGTTCTACAACGAAACATTGTTGACCAGTTGCGTCAATCTTGAAAATGTCATACTTCTCAAAGTATCTCTCTTTGAAAGCCATAACTATTTCAGTACCATTCTCTCCAGTTTCAGCAGGAACTGCAGCAAATGGAATACGCTTAATATCATTTGTTTCAACTTCCCACTCAAAATAGAGGGCATCAATGCTTTGGAATCTATTCTTCTTTCCACCATCTTGATAGAAGATATTTCTAAGAGATTCTGTAAGATAAGATGCAGTTAAGTTAGGATAAAGTCTTGATACAAGACCTAATTTATGTGGTTGTGAACCTAAGAACTTATAAAACTCTTCATAAGTTCGTGTATCCGACATAGCGGCATGATTTGTTACAAATTGTGCTACTAACATAATTTTATTTTATTTTAATCTAAGTCGTCTATAGTTTTGTATTGTTTTTGTCTTAATCTAGGCTTTTGAACGACTCGTGAATTAGTCTCACCAGATGCTTCTTGTTTACCTTTTTCGTATCCACTCTGGCGAGCTTTTGTAATTTGATCTTTATAATATTCATCTATCTCTTGGAATGCTCTTTCACCATTCAATGCAAACCACATCATCTTTACAAGAGTTGTAGGATCATTAACGGCTTTTGCTAAATTACTAATTCCAGCTTGGTCTTGTCCAAGAATTGAATAAGCTAAAAGTTGCTTATCTTCATCTTCAAGTTCAAAAATTCCTGCTATATCAGACTGATTATCGATAGCGTCGATTATTGCATTTGCATATTGCTGATATTGTTGTTGATATTCTTGCTGTGCAATTGCTTGCTCTTGCTGGAATTTATTATTTTCCAATTGTTTATATTCGTTCCTTATGCCGTTTACTTGTTTCTGATAGACTGTTTCGTTAGACTTAGCGTTCTCTAACGCTTCTCTCAATTCATCATCTGTCATATCAGGCATTCTTGCTTGCATATCATATATAAACAATTCATCATCTGTATAATCATCCACAGAATATCTTGGCTCTTGATGTGTTTCTTTTGAAGCATAATCATTAATAGCTTGATTTTTTACAGCATCAAGATATTCTGCAGGAGATATTTTAGAGGATCTAATCGTATTAATTAAATCTATCTCATCATCATCTAAGTCTATTTCAGGGTTAGATGAACTATCACTAGTTAGAATATTTAGTTGTTCGTTATAACTTAATTCATCCCAATCTCTTTCTTTAATAATTCCATCTTCACCCTCAAATTTTATTCTTGTAGGGTCATTAATTCCTTGTCTTTTTAAAAGAGATTCAATTAAATCTCCTTCTTCTACTGGTTGAGAAGTCTATTGTACATAATCATCTTGTACATCATTTACTCCTTGTTCTTCAATGGGTTCATACCCATAGTCATCATCAAATAAATTATCAATATCTGCCATATTACTTATTAGTTCATATTATATAAATCATAACAAATTTATATATAAATAAATAAATATTCAAACCCACTTAACACAAGTATAATAAAATTTTAGTTAAAGTGTAAATATTCATTTAAATATTCATAAACGAAATATCTTAATATTAATTATATATATAAAATTACTAATCTTTTATTTATTATATTATAAATTTGTTTTTTCTAATTATTATACTACAATTTATTCTATCGTCCACCCCTTTGCCTCGGCTATTGCAATATCATCCTCTGTCAGCCTTGCCTTTGCCGTGGCATGCAATGTGAGAGTCCGTCTTGTGCTGCTCCCTGCTCCTATGAAGTCATACAGTCCGTTAATAAGGACAAGCAGGGAATCTCTTGTAAGGGTTGACGAATTAGGCAGACTGATATTCTGGTAGATGTTTCTCCATGTACCAGTCAGAGTTTTCAGCTTGTTCTGACCCGAAAAACAATTGTTCCAACTTGACACGCTTCTAAAATCTGCCGTTCCATCAATCTCTATGGTCGTTATTGACGCATTTGCCGTTGAACCAGAACCAGCCCTAAATCCATAAGCCATTGTTCCACTGTATTTTATTCCCGGCAACATTACCTTTTTAACCTTTGCCTCACGGAATGGGGAATTCAATTCAACAGTTGTGGCTGTGATAGGAGTAAAGTCAACTGTAGCGTTGGCAAGTCCAATGCATCCCCTGAATGCCCCTCCCAAATCAACAATAGGTGCCGCAGGAATAGCTATTTCCGTAAGCGCCGTACATCCTCTGAATTGTCCGTTGTACGCTGAGGAGGCATAATTGTAATTGAGCGTTGTCAGTCCAGTGAAATACCGCAGCTCATTGAACTTGGTGATAACTGTATTATTGTAGAATTTCCCATTCAACGTTGTCACCGCAGCTGCTTCTGCTGGTGTTATCTCCCCAGAAATTACATTACCGCCCCAATTGTTGACACATATTGTCTTAACGTTGGCATCCTCAAAGGTGATGACCTCAACAGCAGTCGCAGTTATGATAATGTCGCCTGTGACATCTGCTATAGCAATACTGCCGTCAGAACTATCATATGCTGTTGATGTGATATCTACACCTCCCATTGATATGTTGACACTGGTCATTATGCAGCTTGTTTCAGGCAGCAGTGTCTCACTGAATACACTGTGCAATGCTATCCTTGATGTGCCGATACTGCAAGCAGCGTGGTCAACATTCACTAATACTATGGCGATGTCACCTGAAGGCCACACCTTGGAGTCACCTTTCATTATCTTCAGTACCTGTGTATCACCACGCATTATCTCTGCTATAGTTAAATCTAAATTACTCATATTATTGATTCTGCTAAAATTAAATAATAAGTATCTGAATCATGAGACTACATTGCATTATATTCAGTTAATGTACATAAAACATATTGAGGAGCATCTATTAAATCTGTATAACTTCCAGTTGTTGCAACTGTTGCCAAGTCTGTACTATTGGCTTTACCACTAATATCCTGATGGGTATTGATAACAGTCGCAGATGTTCCTGATTTGAGAGTGATAGTTGTCTGGTCACCGCTTGTAGACACACTCATCTCACTTTTATCTGCCTTGCCACTTATATCTTGATGGCTGGTCAAATATCCCTATTGACCTACCCACAATTCAGTCGCATAACCACTTAATGATTGATGACTTGTTAAATATCCACTATCATTAATAAAGGCACTGACATTTGTAGGAACTGTTGGTATTGTCGGTTTATCCTCCAAGTCATTGTAACTTCCACTTATAGCAACATCAGCCAAGTCAGCAGTATTAGCCTTTGCACCCAGCAAACCATCAACCTCATCTTCAGTATAGAAATTATCCCTTAATAACTTTGGTGTCATTGTTCTTCCTGTAGTGCTTGTACCTGCAGTTATTTCTGCTTGAGTCATTGCAGAATATGTGTTGTTTGAATCATAACTTGCACTAAGAAATACCCATTGCGTTCCGTTGAACATATAAAACACATGCCTATCGGCATAGCCTGCAACTAAAGTGTTAGCTGATGTAGATGTTGCTAATTCAGCATTATTGTAGTACATTGGATAGTTACCTGTATTATTGACATTCAATGTATATGTATGTCCTGATGTCTTGTAAGTATTGGTCACTGTAAATTTTATACCCACAACAGTTCCAACCAAAGGCTTGTTGTTTTCATCTAAAGGAAATGTTTCAACAGTTGCTGATTTTGCATAAGTATTGGCTGTAGTAGAACAAGTACCATAATAAATTCTTGTAGTTGACTTATTATCAATATAATTCAATAAAGCATTATCACTAGAGAATGATACTATCTCATTATTACTATTTTTTATAAACAATGTTTCTGCACTATCTGCATAATTTATTGCTAATTCTCCATAACTTAACTAAGAAGAACTAGGAACAACTGGAACTCCACTTGAAGATACCTAGTCGCTTCTTTTATTTAATACCTATGCCATAATTAACTTATTGTATAAGTTCCGCAATCAACTATATTTACTTTTATATCAGTTGTTCCATTTCCTGATGGTGGAGTAACTGTAATTGAAGAATCTGAGTTAGTAACAGTAATTTTACTTATATTTGTTCTATTATCTTCTATTCCTTTATATAATTTACTAAAAGCAGTTGCTACAGAATCATTTGCTACAATTTGTGTATAAGATTGAGCGGCAGAAATAGCAGAGCTAGTTGTAACATCCGACATTTTAATTGCATCAAGTTTTAATCCCCCAGAGCCAACTGTCAATAACGAATTACTATTTGAATCTATTTTTATAGAAAATGTTCCACTATTTAAATTTAAACCATTTCCATTAGTATATACATCAACTAAACTTGCAGTATTAATATATATTGGATCTGTTTGATTTGCAATTACTAATTTTATTGCACTTCCAGTTCCAGTACCTGGAGTGAATGTTGTTCCACTCCAAGTGCCACTAACAACAGAACCACTTTGTACAACTAAATCTTTAGGTATATTAATTGTTCCAACTGTTGTACCATTTTGACTTAATGTATATGTAGTTAATACATTTCCAGTTCCAGCTGCACTTGTTAAACTTACAGCTGAACCTGTAGTTGCAGCAGTATATATTGTATTTAATGCAGAAGTTAAAGTTGTTCCATTATTAATACTAGTAACACCTTTAGTTGTTAAATGATCTGTATCAGCATCAACTGCAGTTGCAGAAATCTTACCGTCAGTTTCACTAATAGTTGTAATTATCTTTCCACTACCACCTACAGCCGATACATCTAATGCTTCTATAGCCGTAGTTATATCTGTACCTTCTGCGTTGTCAAATATTACTACTTTTGTAATATTAGATGATCCGTTATTTATAGTATTTTTAATACCTAAAATTGCACCTATACCATCAGTTCCAATTTTATATCTTGCAATTACTGGCATTCCATCTTCTATCTAATTATATATATTCGCACTTTCTAATGCGTTTTTAGCTGCACTTTTACTTTCGTATATTACTGAATTTCTCAGTAACTACAGTGTCTTTTTATTACTTATTGTTGGCATAATTACTAATCATAATATTGATCATAATTCACTGAAATTTCATTGCTACTATTTATACTTATCATATATCCTCCAGTATAAGATATTCCTTCCAGTGCTGTTAATCTGTTTAATATTTCTTGATACTATTCATCTGTAATAGTTTCTCCTTCTGCTCCAGATGATATATATGTTTTAATCCATTGTATATCTGGAATTATTCTTTTATCATCAGAAGAAGAAGATGGGTTTAATGTTAACAATATAGCTTCTAATTCCGGAGAATATCTTGGAAAATCAGTTAAAGAATAATTAGTTGAATCTTCTGAATTAATAATCCCAAATTCTCGATTAGGATCTCGTTCATTTACTCTATCTACTTCTAAAGTAGAATAATCTGTAGATGAATCTAATTTAAATCCAGAATCATCTTCCTAAAAGTTCTAAGATTCAATTGTATTTACTTTTAAGGGAGAATTTATAGTTACTTCATAATTTTTTAATTGAAGTAAAATATACCCATCCACTAAAAGATTTATTCCTTCTTTTCCATCTAAAGTTAATTCTAAATCCTAATCAAATATTTTAGAGCTATCGTTAAGTAAAATTCCATTTAGTTCACTATTACCTTTTAATGATAATGCTCCAACTGAAGAATCTGATTTATTAATTACAATTTGGTTTGGATGAGGGTTCTAAAAAGTTTTCTCAGTAACAGAGTCACCTTGAATATAATATATTTTATCGTCAACAAATACTATTCCAGATTCAACATACTACTGTGCTTCTTGTAATGTATCAAACTAAATTCCTATATTTTTCTTTGCAAGATTTTTCTAATCGTTAGTTGTATTCTATTCATTTAAGAATGACACATATGTTACTCCTTCTCCAAATTCTCCAACTTGTATTATCGATTCTCCAATTTTTATATAAACATTACCGTCACATAAATAAATTCCTTCAGATGATATATTATCAACCGAATCGATTTCATTAAATATAGAATCAGATGAATTAGCAAGTTTACCATCTTTTATTAAGTCTATAAACTTTTTACCTATTTGTATTTTGACCTAACCTCGTGTTTTAAGGAGTAGGTCTGATTTAACAGACCCAACTCCTTCGTAAACACTACCAAACCACTTTTCCATTTGAATTATTAATAGTTTATAATGACCTTTCTTTCTTTATAATTATATGTCAAGACATTAATCAGCCGTTGCAGAGGTTCTGATGGGGTGATGCGGTTCATGACTTAATAGTTTGCAATAACTTTTCTTTTCTCTGCATCCCAGCTAAAAATATAAGACAGCACATTGATTGGTCGAAGTCTATTGTCCATATTGATGCCTATTCTCTGAATTTTAATTGTAGAGTAATATGGCTGTATGGTAACAATATTTGCACAATATCTATACTTATCTTTTGCACGTCCTGCTGTAGTATCCTTTGAATTGTAACCACTCTTATTGATGGCACTGAACAATACATCTGATATAGAAGTATTTTCGCTTGGGTCATCTTCGAATGACTTAGATGCATAAGCCAGCTTATCCTGATGATAATGACCGCATAGCCATATAGCAAATTTTCCATGAACAGGATTCTCACTGTCAACCTCTTCTCCCATCATTGATACACCATCTATAAAGTCCTGCACAGCCTGACCATAGGCAGAAGGCAAACGGAATGTACTGCTAATGCCGGTTGCAGAAGAATTCCCATAAGCGTGGAAGGAGACTTTTTCCCCATCAGCCTTTTTTACAATACCTTCACTGACGTAAGTTCCAGGGGTATAATGTGAGGCAACCACAACCATCAACTTATTATCACGGGCATCTTTGAGTGCAGTCCTGAACAAGGAAATCTGCGCATTGTTATATGCTGTATTGACGCTGGTTGCACCATCATTAAGAATTGACTCACCGTCAAGAACTATCAGCCTTACACCAAGTGTTCCTGTGAAATTGGCTGCTTCATCTCCTAAGATATTAATGATATCAGTAAAAGGATAATCCTTATATCCAAACATTAGATATGGGGCATTTACATCACTAGGAACAGTAAGTCCCCATGTGCTGGCATTGGCAAAGTATCTTTCATATGCCTGTTGTTTCGGTACTTTCCTATATGATGCTGTTGAACCTGCTTTAACACCATAGTCACTTCTCCTGTCGTGATTGCCAACAGCGTGAATTGCACAATCAAGACCAACTTCTTCATAAACACCCCAACTGTTATCGGCTGGCTCATCTTCACTTGAAGTGTACCATGCAGTAGTCAACGTATCACCTGTGTTCACCGCATCATCAATCAGTGAACTATTTGCATCAAGAAAAGATTTAATGGCCTGCATTGACTGCTCGTCCCCATGTAAGTCACTGAAATGGAGAAAAGTCACTGCTTTGATAGGTATAGTATAGTCAGTATCTGATTGTGATGTATAGGTGTATGTATACCCGTACCTTGCCTGACCAAGCATATCTTTAACTGTGTTTTGTGTTGTGTCATCATCGGAACTTTCTTCACTATTTTTGCTAAGATTCTCAATAACTGACAGCATAGGTACTTTTAATGTTATCTCGGCCGAACCAACATTTCCTGTTGTTGAAGCAACCACTATCAGCTTGCATGTATCTTTATAAGGGGTCAAGTCCATTGAGAAATCATGAAAACCCTTATCTCCTTGTGAGATATCCTTGATGAAATATTGATGGCTTATCTCCATCTCACTGTATAAAGTAATCTGTGCTCCATAGGAGCTCACCCAAGAATATAAGTTTTTACATTCCAAACTGGTGTATCCTTTATTTGGAATAAGCCATAAATATCCAATTGTGGATTTTGTAGTATTTCCACAATTGGACTGAGTATAAGCTTCTTTTAGAATATAAGCTCCAGTCCTGGTAGAAAAGGCAGCTTCTTTGCCGTCAACTGACAGTGTTTCCAAATTTGAGATTCGCTCATTGTGCTTGTCAAGACTTTCAGATATGGTATATCCTCTTTGGTAGTATTGTGGGCCACAATTATTCCCATTGTATTTCACCATGTAGAAGAATCGAAGATTACCTTCATCAGTAGGAACAGTGAAAACTGTAGGCTTATCCACTTTGACTCTCTCCCATCCCTCACAAAACTCAACCTCATCTCCTGCTACTACTCCGTCATCATGTTTTGGGCTGGATTTTACAAATGCTATGTATGCAAGCTGGTTTTCTTGTGGCACTACCAAGATGGACATTCCTTTCGTTGTGGGGTCTGACCATGCAATTGTTCTTCCAGTATAGTTGCTTGTATCTGCTTTCCATACCCACACTCCATTTTCTTTAGCAAGATAATAGCCGTTACCTGAAGTATATGCTCCTAATTTATCTGTTGTAGGATGAAAATTAACCAAACCTATACTATTCTCAGCAGCTGCAAGCACATTTGCCGATGTTTCCTCTGCACTAGTACTGATAGCCTCTCTCAATTCAGTATTTAGGATGTTAATTGTCTTGCTTTCAAAGAACTCTATAGATAATGGTCGGATGTCCCCAGAAGACCCATACAAATAAGAACACCACAGGTAGTTGCAATTGCCTGGTATCATCACATCTATAGCAACATTGGCAGCAGGATAGATAACATTGCTGTATCCGTCGGCATAGACAATCGCAGTGCCATTGCTGACTGAGGTTCCATCAACAAGAGCAAAATCATCTGTAGTCGTTGCACCACTTCTTATAAGAATATTTTGCGTGAAACCTACCCTTACCCTTTTGCCTGACTGTGGTGTTATTTTAACCCTCATGCCCCTATAGGCAACTACATTCATGTAGAATCCGTCAGAAGGATTATCTTCACTACTATTCATTTTATTCCAATTACTGCCATTGACTCTGCCAGCATTATAGACGATGTCTGAAGTAGTCTTTACCTTCACAGCAACATCAGTAATGTTTTTTAATTCATCAGTTACTGCTTTTTGAGTCATGGCATTGGATGTACTCTGCCCTGTTGTATTCTCAAGGGAAGCAAGTATATTGCCAGTCTCAGGGTCAAAAACTGCACTGGTTCCTTGAGGTCCACGAATTGCTTCTTTATCTGCTGCTGTAAGATCACTAAATCTTAATTTAAGATTTTTAAAAGCAAAAGATAATTCTCCATTATTAAATGTACTATTTACTGTAGGGTTTCCACCATCATCAGTAATATTGGGATTTACTACAGCTGTAATAATATCTTGTTTAGTATTTAATGTCTAATTTAATTGTGTCTAATTATTAGTAAGTGTATTTAAATAATTATTAATTTTTGCAAGTGCATCAATTATAGATGTTGAATCTTTTATTATATTATAATTTTCACTTGGTTGTTGTGACTAATCTATAATACTGTTCCAATCTATTGAATTACTATCTCCACTTATATTATTTATGCATTCGTCTATTCTGTTTTTTAAATTCTAAACATAATCCTATATTCCACGTAATGTTTTAAAATTATCAGATGGAACAGGATCTCCATATAGAAATGTTTTTTGATTTACTAAATCGTCAATAACAGATTCATAATCAAAATTGCTTAAATATTCTTTAAATTTCTTTAATTCAGAAAAGATAGATAACTAATTCTAGCATGATTCACTTGTTAATATATCGCATCCCATTTATTATTCAAATAAAATTGTAAAACAAATAAAGGTTTATCTACATTAGTACAAGAATCTAATAAATTAAACTATTCTAATAAAAATTCATAATCAGGGTATTTCCCTTTTTCCGTAAGTAATAATAAATTCATAAATTCACAAACAACTTTATTCTTTAAATTGTGAATCATATCATTATCATCAGATGATAATTGTAATATATTATTACATGTGCATACATCCACAGCCATTTTTCTAAGAATTAGTTAAATTATTACTACACAATCCATTGCAAGATATCAACCTTTCTATTAATCTCTATGCTTCTGCAAACTAACAAAATTCAACTAAATATTTTATACTATTTAAAGCCATTCGTAATATGTCTCTTTTAAATATTAAGTTTTTATCTATATTATTACTAAAACATCTACCTATAAAGTTAGAATTTAATATTTTATTTACTAAATCCATGTAACATTTTCTTAAGTTACAGATAGATACATTATCTTGTGTATATTTAGATATTGTGGTATTAGAATCTGGATTAACTTCAATGATTTCAGCTAAAGTTACTTCCGAATATTGTCCACCCGATAATTTATATATTTTATCGTTATTAGTAAAATACACTAAATTATATTCTGAACTAATATCTTCTAAGTCATATTTCTAAATCCACTATAATGTAGGAAGAACAATATAACTTACTTTAAACCATCCATCAAATTCAATAGGAATTGGAAATACAATATCTTCTCCAATGTTATGTTCAACAAAGAAATTTTTAACAATAGAACTATCTTCAGAAGAAAACTTCTAGATAATAATTAAACTTTTAGTATCAGAATACTTAGGCTTAGTTATATCATCATCAGAAGATTCTTTTGTATAATCCAATGTTAAATCCTGAACTATAACTTTACAAGAATCTGACGTACAAATATTTATTTTTAATTCCATTAGTGTCTTACTTGCATTATTTTATCGTTATATGGATTTCCATCTGTAAGTTGCATAATCTCGATAGCAGTCCTTCTATCGTCGTTTTTAGCAACATTTTCTTTATAATCTCTTTCAGTCTTATTCTTATACATTGTAAGTTCATACTCTTTCTGCATTTTCTCACGTTCAAGTTGTAACTTAGTTTCATTAAGTTGTTCAACTTTCTAACTTGCTGCCTATAATTGACTTTGAGTCTATTTAAGTTCTTCCTACATCTATTGTAATTGTTGTGTAAGTTGTTGAATCTAATTATTTTCTTGTTTCTATTTTTTCATAGATTTGTGCAAATTAGTTTTAATTGAACTAACACTTTTAGATGTAGCAATATCTAAAATAACTTCTGGATCTACAAGATTAGACTAAATAAATTGTGGAACGATTGCTCGCAATTGTTCAGTATCTTTTACTATATCCTAACTATTTACAATATGAATATCATAATCAGTTAATGTAAAATATTCAGAATAAGCAGTAAATATTCTTACCTATCTATCACCTAATATTAAAGTTCCAGTTAATCCATTTTTATAAACTATTTTAGCCTAATTCAACGCATCAAGTAATAGTTCCTCAACAATAGTATCCATTTGTTGGTACCATTGTCTACTTATAATATATGAATTATTTACACTAGTCTAAACATTAGTAACAGCATCTTTTTGCTATATTCCGTTAAGTCTTTCTCTAAATACTCCGGTAATTGATGAACAAGTCTATTCAGTTGCATCAATTGCCATCTAAATAGCTTGAATAGCTTGAGCTTTTACAGTATCATCGAATCCATTGTATATAGTATTAATTGGAACTTGAGATGCTCCAAGTCTTCCTTCTTGTGAAGAATCAATTAAAGCAAGACCTTGCTTTTTATAAGTTTGCCATTTTAAAAGTCTTTCTGGAAGATTTACTCCAAGAAATTTAGGAAGAACTGATACATCAACAAAGTCTCCAGTTGTTCCACTATTAGCAATAAGGTTATCTCTATAAAAATGCAAAAGATCATATCTATCTTGTAATGAAGCACAGGCTAATACCATAGAATAAGGTTCATCATTTCTATTAGTAAAATATAATCCATTAAGAGTTAATCCACAATAATTTGGATTATCGTGACTACGAATTACATTTTTATCTCTACCTTCTAGTATATAAATATCCTAACCTATTCTATAAGTTTTATATCTCTACATTACAAAATTTTTATCTGTTTCAGTCCATTCTATTTCGTAAACAGGAATTAAATTATTTCTATACCATCTGTTACTATCAGGATAACCTGGGACAGTTGGTTCTTCTCCTGCCCTTAATCCGTCGGTTAATGGATAACCATTATTATCATAATATCCTCTTATATACCAAGCTCCGGTATTTTCAAAAGTATTTTTACAAGTTTCTTTTAAGTCTGCTCTTTCTTGACTAGTTAACTTCTTTCCAAATTGATTTAAAATTTGTTGCTCAGTCATCCATCTTCTTATAACAGCTCTATAAGAATCTTTTACATACGGTGAGTTTGGGTTTCTATCAATAAAAGTATTTAATGGACTATGTACTTCAATTCTTACATTATTATTTCCTTCAGATGGTTTAGCTTGAAAGAAAGCCCAACCACTTACTAATAAATCAAGAAGAATTGTTCTAAGTTTAGTTTTCATATCTGTTGCTCTACATTGCAACAAATATTCTATAACATTTTGAGCAGCAGTTTCATACTATGACTCAAAATTATATTCTAAATCTTCTATTAAATTAGTTAAATCTTCTTTAATAGTTGGATCTGTTACTTTATCTTCTCCAGTATTAAAGGATTCCAATATTTTATTTTTTAAACGTTTCTATAAAAATTCTGATACTTCTTTAAAGATTGTAAGTTGTTTTTCTCTATTTATTTTACTTATAGTATCTGAATCCTTACAAGTAACTTTTGGTAATATTGGAGTCCCAAGATACTCTCCTATAAGAGCGTCTATATGTTTTCTAATTAATGGTATAAACTCAACGCTAGTTGGATTTCCTATACCAAAGTTTTCTTCGATATATCTGAACTAGTCAGCGTCTCTTTTACCATTATAATAGTTATAGGCTCTTTGCAATTCCCACTTGTCATATACAAGTTCTGTTATTGCTTCATCAGTTTTTCTTATTAGTTCGTCTCGTGACATCCACATCTATCGTCAAGTTTCTATAAACAATCATCTGGGTAATTTTTGACTCCTTTAAAGAATTCAACCATATCTAGATTCCTATCATACAATTCTTTTTTAAAGTATTTCAGAAACTGAATATCGTCTAATTCAGCAGAAATGTACATAGGTTTATTATCGTTCATTATTCCAAGTCTTACTTCTAATCCAATTGGATCAATTCGTTTAACTTTTAAAGTTCCTACATAGTCTACTTTATACACTTCCGTAAAACAACATAGGATTGCTTGTTCTATTTCTGCTAATGTCATCCTCTCTTATATTATTCCATTTAAATCCAGGTAGTTTGCGTTCTTCTTTTTTATTAATAACTCCAAAATGTACTTTTCCATCTGAAGTCTTATAATATCCAACATCCTACCATTGATTACTAACTTCATCTTCTACTAACTTTGGAGTTACTCCTGTTAACTCTTCATCAGCTAGTTCAGCCATTGACATTGCAGCAACAATATCAAATTTTCCTTTATTTTCATCATTATATCTTATTAACTAATCTAACATTTCCTCAAACCATATTGTATCTCCATAGTCTTCAATAAAGTTAGCTATTAAGTCAGTCTAATGATCTATAATAGGTTTTGTTGCTGGGGTTCCTATCTATGTTGATTTTCTTTTTGCCTAATCTGGATATGTTGCTTTAGGTCTATTCATAAAATACTATATAGAATTATTTTGTTTAGCCCATTGAATCATAGATATCCTTGTTGCTTCTATATTACATCTACAATTATAATACATCATTAATTTAATTGCAGCTTGATATGCATCTCTGATTTTATCAGGTCTTGCCATATAATAAGCAACATATTTTGGAGTATCTAATCCTTTAATTCTCTTTTTAATAACTATACAAAATTTAGAAGGATCATCTGTATAATCAGATGTTTGATCATTTCCCATATCTATTGAGTCTATTCCTGCGACATATAAATTAGACATCATTTTATATCCAGTAGATGTTTCAGTTATTTCTTTAAGGGAATCTAATGAAACATTTTCCTATTTAGATATTTCTTTTAATTGTTCTTCATTATCTCTACTATACTAATCTGTCCAAATTGGATGTTCTAAAATATGTATTTTTCCATCATTGTTTGGAATCCAATTAACATCTATTGCATCTCCTATTACATCTCTTTTACCATTTTTATATATTGGCATCAAATCTCCATTCTATACTTTTGGACCGAGTTTATGGATTCTTATATTTGCTAATTGACTAGATAATATTATTTTGTTAAATTTATTGTCACCTTCTAAAGCAAATGCTTCTTCAGCATTAAAACAAAATTCAGCTTGATAAATTAATAATCCTTTAGGATCATTTGCTTTTCTTGTTCTTTCTTTTTCGTGAAATTGCTTTGCTTTTTCTGGATCTGTCCATCCTCGTTTATCTATATATCCAGGAGCTAAAACCATACTATAAGCAGGTAAAAAGTATCCTGTCAATGCTACTTCTCCAGTAGATGTAAATTTATGTCTTAATGGTAATACATTATATGCATTAGGATTATAATATATATCTCTTAATCCTTCCAAAGCAGGACCGCTGTCACCACCAGTACCTCCGGCAATAGAAAATCCAAATTGATTTCCTAAAATACCTATAAGAGCTTGTCCTTGTATAAATGCTTTTTTAAGTCCTGGCCAGGAACCTGCTTCTTCAAATATAAGCATATCTGTACGATAACCTCTTATTTTATTAGGAGAATCTGCAACAATTCCTACTATCTAAGACATCCATCCGTCTTCTATTTTTTGTCCATTAACAACTTTATAGTGTGACGACCTTTTTTCAGTTTGTTTATCAAGAACTTGTCTTAATTTAAAAAATCCTCCATCAGTATTGTCATTTAAAAATGATAATTCACTCCATACTTTTTCAAGTGTTGGAGTTAATTTTCTACTATCTGAAGCTGCAATTATACCCATAGAAGCTTTTCTTGTGGAATAAAGGTTTGCAATAATTGACGCATTCATTTCTGAAAAACCTAATCCTCTAGCTTTCATTAGAGCTGCATTTTTTCTTGTTCTACGACATAGTTCTATATAATGAAGATATTCATACTAAGAAACTAAGAAATCAGGGAAGTCCATAAATCTACCTTCACCTGCTTTCTTAGTCTCAGCTGTATTCATCAACTAATAATAATTTAAAAAGAAATAATGGTCTCCAGTAATTGTATATCCATTTACTGTATAACCTTCTCTACATCTTCTATATTCTTCATTCCAAAATTCCCTATAAGATTTTGATCCAAAATGATATGAACAGTAATGACCTGTGTTTCTTTTACTCTCTCTTGCTTTCGTAAACCAATTTGGATCAAAGTCTAATCCTTGAGTTCTATTGATTGGTTTATATCCAGTTAATTCATATGACAATGTTGGATCAAAATATTCTATAGGGGTATCTAAAGGTACATCCCAGCGACCTTTACGTTTTTCTTGTTTATATTCTTCAACAAAATCATGAAGTTCTTGTTCTTCTTGTTCTTTCTTTTCTTCTAGAACTTCTTGAACTATATTCTAAACTTCATCAGGCAACTTAATCTTTTTAGGTCGCCCTCTCTTTTTCTTTTCTTCCATTAATCAGGTAAGAAACCTTCAGTAGCATTGCCACGAATCTGGGATTGTTCTTGCATTTCTCGTTTGGCAATGCTTTCAAGTGTTTTTAATTCATCTAATACTTTTGACATATTAGATATTTCTGTTATTATATCTTTGACTTTGTAAATTGGTTTTCCAGTTTGTTCGTCTCTTTCTTCTGGATCAAGATTCTAAAAGTAATCTATAAATTTATTTATAGTTGCTCTTGCTGCACCTAATGTTCTCAAAGCTAAATTACTTTCTTGTAATTGTCTGTATTTTCTACAAGCCGCTCTAAAAGTAGGATCATTAAATTCTTCTTCTGTTAAACCAGAATCCTTTAATGCTTCGGTGTGTCTTTCCTATTCTGTATATTCAGCATAAAAACTACCCCAATCTAGAGCTAACCAAATATAAGTAAATTCTTTGAATGCACGTAGATGCTATTCTCCTGTTTTATCTTCTTTACAAATATTTCGCTTATTATTCATTAAAGCTGCAAACTCTGAAATTAAAAGAACTTCAGCTTTATCTATTTCCACTTGACCATAAACATTATTATATTGAAATATATGTAACATTGTTCTTATTATTTATAATAGAACTTAGTTTAAGCTACCTCCGTCACCTAAAGAAAATTTTGGATTTGCTATTATTTTTTTAACTTTTCTTATTCCTCTA